GCACTGGACAGCCCGATTGCTTGTCCAACGCCTGACAACGCGAAGCTCTGTGCCAGCCCGCTCGGACCGCCGCCAAAGAAGTTGCCGATGAACGACAGCGGGTTCATTCCACCCAGGCCGCCCGAAGAGGAACTGTCGCCGCCGGATCCACCGAAGATCCCGCCCAACAACCCTCCGACATCGCCAAGGGTCGGCAGGTTGCCGCCGCTCAGCGCGTTCTTGAGAGGGTTGATCACTGACAGGCTCAAGGCAAACTGAATGACCTCGCTCAAGATCGACTTGGCGATGTCGCCGAAGCGGATCGCGCTGATCTCGCCGGTCGCGAAGGCCTGGGTGATCGCCTCGCCGATCCGGTCGAAGGCTTGATCGAAGAAGTTCTCCAACTCCTCGCCGGCCGCGCGGGTGCGCTCCAGTGCAAGCTGTGAGTCGACCAGCTCCTCACCAAGCTCTTGGGCGGCCTCCTTGGACAGGAGCGTGTTCTCGGCCAGAAGGCGCTGCGTCTCAGCGTAAACGCGCGTCTCGCGCTCACCCTCGACCACCAGATCGGTCAGCTCGCGGTTCTGACGGATCTGGTCTTCGGTGTCGCTGATCAGGTCGCGTGTCGCTCGGCGCCGCTCTTCCAGCTGCTCATTGGCCTGCTCAAGCGCCCGTTCCTCGTCCAGGAGCGCGGCCTCTTCCTGCTTGACCAGTTCGATGAGCCGGTCGCGTTCGATCTGTTCCTTGTGCAGCGCGTCGACATAGCCAAGAACCAGTTCGGTTCGTGCATCCAGGGACTCCGCCTCGCCCTGGGCGATCTCGATCGCTTCGGCCAGCGTCGCCGTCCCCGTCGCCACCAGCGCGTTGACACGCTCGCGTTCGATCGCACTCAGATCCAGCATCGCAACCTGTTGCGAGAGCTTGTCGAGGGCGTTGTCCTGAGCTTTCGTCAGATCGTCGACCGCGTCGGTCTGGATCCTGGTGGCGGCGCTGCCGTTGTTCAGCTGATCTTCGAGCTGCCTCTCTTCCTCGATTACCATTTCGAGGCCGATCGCCAGCTCACGGTTCAGACTGATCCGCTCGCGGATCTCGGCGGCGCGATCGTGCAGAACGCCGTGACGGTCCGCATAGAAGCGGTTCGGGTCGTTGGGGTTGGCTTCAAACCGCGCCAGACGGATCTCGTCCTCGCGGATCTGGTTGTTGTAGCCAGCCAGCCGGTCCTCGAGTGTCGGCCCCTCCAAGGCTCTGGTAATCGCCTCGACGCCGCCCTGAAGCTGTTCGACAAAGAAGCGGTAGACGTCGGAGACCATCAGCTTCTCGTCGAGGGTCGCCAGCAATACCGTCCAGGCGTTGCCGAGCGCCGTCTCCTGCTGCTCAATCGTGCGCGGCAGGGTCTCGAAGCCCTCGCGGATCTCCTCGATGCCGCCGAGGATCGCTTCCTTCACGACGTCGCCGGTCACCTTGCCTTCGGCAGCCAGTTCGCGCAGCTGACCTATGCCGACGCCGAGTTCGTCGGCGATCGCCCGCGCCACCAGCGGCATCTGCTCCAGCACGCTGTTCAGCTCCTGGCCCCGGAGCTGGCCGGCCGCGAGCCCCTGGGCCAGCTGAACCATGCCGGACTGGAGTTCGGTCGTGGTCGCACCACCGATCCGGCCCAGTTTCAGGACGCCCTCTGTCAGGACCTCGATCTCGCGGGAGGTCGCGCCCATCTCGTCGGCCGCGAGCTGGAAGCGCGCGAAGGCATCGCCGACACCGGTGAACTGCACGCCCAGATCCTGGGCCAGGTCTACGATCCGCCCGAGCGTACCCTCCTGCGCGCCGAGAACGTTGAACCGCTGTTCCAGGAGATCCATCTGGTCGCGGGCAACGCCGACACTGCGGCTCAACGCCATGAAAGCGCCGGCGAGTGCCGCGACGCCCGCAACGACAGCGCCGGTCGGCCCAAGCTGCGATAGAAACTGGACCATGAAGCCCAGCTGCGGATTGACGACGCCGACGACGTTGCCGAACTGCTGGATGCCGGCCGTTGCCGCCCGCATCTCCTGGTGCATGTCCCGCACCGAAGTGAAGCCCTGCTGGGTGAACTGCCCAAACGAGCGGATCTCCGTACCGGCGGACCGGGCAGCGTTGCGGATGTCGTCGAACGAGCGCCGGACCTCAGCGGAGCCCTGCCGGGCCCCTCGTCCGTCGATACCGACGCGGTATTGGGACTCGGCCACGGTGAAGAGCTCCGACTATCTAGCGATTGGCTTTCGCCGCCGCTCGTCGCTCCCTCTCGTCCCGTTGGTACTTGAGATAGACCTCATCCATCGCGCGGACGGTGAGCACCAGTTCCTCAACGTCCTCCGGATCGTCGATGCACCAAAGCTCGCAATAAGCCCTCATCTCGCTCAGCGGGATCGGGCCGAGGTCCATCCCCCGCGCACGCGAGGGAGAGAGAACGAAGAACGCCTCGTAGAGCCAACCCGTGGCTACCGGCGGAAAAGGACGGGTCTGCATCGCCTTGACGACCCGTCCTTCATTCATCAGGAGGTCAAGGAACGACTCCGTTTTGTCCCCGTAGTGGAGGTGCCACTCGAGGACGTTGGCGAGTTTTTTGCGGTCGCCTCCGCCGAAACCGGGCGGAAGGTCTCGTTCGTGGCGGAGGCCACCTTGATCTTGGCGACAAGCGGTCGATAGGCGGGATCGACAAGGATCTCGTAGGCCTTGCCTTCCGAGTACGGAATCTCGGTGTCGTCGTCGTCGAGAAGGCCGCGCCAGTCCAGGACGATGCACTTGGCCATCGCCTTCGCGTCGATCTCGCGGGCGCGGTCCTCCGGGATCTCGTCGAACCCGCGGTACTTCTTCATCAGCCTGCGCAACAGGGCGCGGTGCTCAGGATTCTGGTCGCGGGCGATCAGGCACTCGAATCCTTCGCCGAAGTCGACCCAGACACCCTTGCTCTCAAGCTCGGGATCGACCTTCATCGTGGAAAGGCGCATTGCAGTCTCCGGGGCAAATAGGTGAGGTCCGACCGACCAGCCCCCTAGCCGGCCGGACCCCGTCTCGCGCGAGAACTCTGTGGGGGCTGTCCTACCGTCAGGTCGGCGGGAGGAAGTCGATCATGATGACCGTGTTGGTCGTCGGGTCGGGCTCTGCGGTCCAGTCCAGCGACAGCATCACGTCCTGGTTCAGGCCCGCTGCGGACAGCGGTCCGGTGCTGAACTTGAGACGGGGGATCTGGAACACCATCGTGTTGCCCGCGTCGTCCTTGAACGGAAACGCGAGAGACGTCGCGGTGTGGTTCACGAACTTGCTGAACAGCGTGGTGTCTTCGAAGTAGACCTCGACGCTTCCGCTCAGGTCGATCGACCCGAGGCCGATGCCGCGCGGATACAGACTGCCGAGGCCGCGTTGCTGGCGGGTGTTGTTCCGCAAGTTGATGGACAGGTTCGTCACGACCGCCGAGGATCCGGACGCGAAGCCGCCCTCAAAGATCGTCGGCACGTTGCCGGTCGCATTCATGACGTCGGTGGTCGTGGCCGAGGTGATCGCCGACGCCAATGTTGAAGCCGCCGGCGCCACTTTCTCGCCGGTCACGGTGAAGGAACCGGTCACTTGCTGACCGGTGCGCGCGGTCAGCGACATGGCGTCGATCCGGAGCCCGGTTGCCCGCAGAAATGTGTTGGCCAGGTCCTCGAACCCCTTCTCCACGATGTACGATTTTTTGGTCGTTCCGTTGCGGAGATGACGTCCGGTCACGGTGGTTGACACCACGCCGGTGGACGCAATGGCCGACGCCTCGAGGGTAAGTGAGTCCGTGCCCTTGGCCGCAATCCGGAACACGCCGGCGCGACCGATGGAAATGAACTGGCCAACCTGGAACTGCGCCACCTGCGTCGATACCGCCGCCGGAAACAGCACGCTCGTGGAGGTAAGCGAGATCGACGCGTTGGAGATCACCGTCGAGGCGATGGCATTCGCCAAAGCCCCTTCGAAGAGCATTTCCAGCGCGCCACCGAAGCTCAGCTCGAAGTTCAACGGTCCGGAAGCGTCCTGGCCGACTTGGGTCAGGCGGCCACGCATCCGATCGGAGCGCAACTCATTGGACTGGACCGTCTGTTTGGTCGGCGCCAGCCCTTCGCCGGTCAGACGAAGCTGTGTCATCGCCAGAGAGCCTGCCGATGCCGAAGCGGCCCAGCTGCTCTCCTCGGCGATGAGGAGATCAACGCGGTTCGATTCCGCAGCGTTCAAGGGCATATCGTCCTCCTCTCGCTAGGGGTTGCAACCCCGGCCCGCCGGGCAAGGATCAGGTCTGTGGTTCGTCGCGCCAGTACTCGACCGACACGTTGAGCTGGTACCAACCGTCGTTGTTCCCGCGACGGATGATGGATGGAACGCGCGTGCGGATCCGGCCGGCCGACCCGGCCTCGAAGGTCGCTCGCTTAAAGAGCGCGGCCACGTCGCCGGCGATCTGCCGGGCGATAGCCGTGCCCGTGTTCTCTGGGACGAAGACACCCACGTCGATGACGCCGGTATGGCGATGCATCACGTTTGCCAGGTCCGCCTGCCGGGCCGAGCCGTTCAGGATCGTCAGCCGGATCCAGGACTGGCCTTCGGGCCTGCTCGATCGAACGTTGTCGAACACGATGTAGACATCGGAGCGCGTCCATCCGGCCTTGAGTCGTTCTTCAATGGCTCGGCGCTCGGCGTCAAAGGACATGGCGGTCTCCCTACAGAACCAGGGACTCGACCTCCGCCTCCGTCGCGGCGATCGCGATGCGCACGAACCCCGACGGAGCCTGCCCGCTGGTTCCCAGTTCCAGCGCCTCGATGTACGGCAGGTTGTTCGTGATCCAGAACATCTCGTAGGGCTGCCGGTAGCTCACCGCCGCAGGCCGGCTTTCGGCTCGCGCCGCCGCCGCCGCGGCGTTGCTGTCCGGGTCCCCGCCCTTCGCCTTGGGTGTGCCCTCAAAGCCGTCGACCTCACTGGATGGGGTTCCCCTCGTGACAAACCAGTTCGCCCGTGACCGCCCGGAGTCGACCGGGTTGCCGTCCGTGATCCGCCCATAGAGGCCGAAGACGATGCGGCGGAAGAACTGCTCGTACTTCTCTTCGGAGTCCCGAACCTGCTGCAGGAGCGCACCGTCGAACTCGACGTCGTTGATCGTGATCATCAGCGCCGGATCTGAAGCTGCCAAAGGGCCCGCGCCGGGTCACCCTCCAGCGGAGCGACGACGTTCCATGTCACACCGTCGATCACGATGCGGTCGCCAGGCTTCGGGGTCACGCCCGGCAGGTACGCCAACGGAATCAGCGCCTTCTGGTCCTGTGGCCGGACCCGCGTGCCGTCGATCTCCCGATGCGAGAATGCGTGTTCGATGACCCTGACGTTCACCGTACTGGCGTAGCTCGCGTTGGTCTGGCCGCTGGATGCGTCGTAGACGGCGGCAGAGCTGCTGACGCTCAAATAGGTGGCGCTGGCGCGCACGTCACCGAAGCCGTCCACGACGGCCTTGGCCACGCCCTGGAAAGCACTCTTGAGCGACATGACGGCCTCCTCAGATCGGAAAGGCGGGGAGTATCGTCATCTCCTCGTCCACGGACACAAAGGCCCTGCGCCGACGCACTCCCAGTCCGTGAATCTCGCGTCGCGCAACGAAACCGACGACGCGACCCATGTGGTCCCGCTCGATCTGCTCGATGGTTCCAAGTTCGGGCTGTGTTATCCCGTTCGAGTAGATCACCCGTGCTCCGATGTGGAGATGATCATCCACGTTCCAGTCTCGCGACAACGCCCTGTCCGAACACTTCGTGGATGTAGGGTCGAATCATGTTGACCACGATGTCCGGGATCACCGCCGTCCGGTCGTCGCGGTCGATCACCGCCTTCAAGGGACCGGCCTCGATCTGGGATAAGCCCTTGGTATCCGCCTCGGCGGTCCGGTCCGACTCAATCAGCCAGCGCGCGAACTCGGCCACGCCGGTCTTGACCCTCTCGGGGACGACATTGCTGTCCAGCGTGAAGCCGTTGTGGTCGACCACGCCGAGGCGGGGCCACTCCAGGGCATTGTCCTCGTCTTCCTTCGAACCTCGCCAGCGCACGCCCTGGTCGATGATGCGGGTGGCCATCACCAATGCCGTTTCACGGGTGGTCGACGCCGCCGCAGTCCAGGCCGACGCATAGAGATTGCCCTCGTGATAACTCGTCGCGGCGGCCAGCGAGATCAGCGTGTTGGCATCCGCCTTGCCGGATCCGTCCTCAACAACGAGCGTGACCATCAGGGCCTCCTAGAACAGCGCGCGTTCTGGCGACCGCGTTCTCCAGATCCTGGCCAGACCGTCCCAGGGCGGCCCGAAGAGCCTCGTTGTTGGGATCCATGCTGCTGGCCCGAAAGGCGGCCAGCATCGCGGTCGCCGCGGCAAGCAGGCTGTTTCCCGCCAACGAAGGATCGCCGCAAAGCTCGATCCTCGCGCCGCCAATTCTGAACGAGGCGATCTGGCGCTCAAACTTCCCGGACGCGAGGGTCGCGCTGTCAACAAACACGACGTCAGGGCGCAGTCCGTGCCCGGCGTTCGGATTGCTGATGCAAAACACCACGTGGCCGTCAACGTCGACATACTCGCTGCGCACGGGACTACGCTGTGTCCAGCCGAGACTGCTCGCAACGACCGGAATGCGGCGAGAATCAAGGATCAGCAGCACTCTCATCCGGCCCTCCCATAGTCGTCTTCGGCGCGCTCGATGTCGTCTTCATCCGGCAAGCCGGTCTGGACCTCGACCAGAACCGCTTCGGTCTCCCGTGAGACGCCGCCCAGGCGGTGCCAGACGCCCGGCGGGATCGTCGCCGTCTCGCCGACGTGCAGCCGCCACAGGTGCGGAACGGTGCTGTCCAGCGCGTCGCGGGTCTCGACGGTGGCGACTCCCTTGGTGACGACCAGAACCTCACGACGATGGGCGTGGCGCTGCAGGGAGGTTCGATGGCCGGGCGTGATGTGGAGCACCTTCACGCGGAGGCCAGGCATGGGGTCGGCGA